CACTACCACGTCCCCGACGTGAACGCCTGCGCCCTTGGCGGCGGTTGCGGCCACTCCACCGGGGCCTGCTCCGCGCGGCGATAGGCTCTTGTCCTGAAGCTTTTGAATCTCGGCTTGAAGCGGGGCCATTGCGGCTTTGATGGCATCAGCCATTTCAGCCTTAAAGGTGTCGGCGGTCAGCGTCTTCGCGGTGCCGTCATCGTCGCCTTCTTCAGCATCCTTGCCGCCGCCTAGCGCAACGTGCGCGGCCTTGACGGCTTTGTGGGCCTTGACCACGGCGCTTTTGTGTTCAGGCCCAAAGTTGTCGTCATTCTCGCTCTTGGTGACGTGATCCGACAAAGCGCCTGCGGCCTTCATGCATTTCTCGGAAAGGCTGTGCGCCGTTTCTATCGCGGCCCCGCGTTTGGCGGTTTTCTCATCTTCCTTTTTCTTTTCCTCGGCCTTCGCGGCGGTGTCGTCCACGCCCTTCGCGGCGTTGGACGCGGCCAAAAGGGCGACGGTATTGCCTTGGAGCTGGACGCGCATTTCTTCGGGGGTCATGGTTGCTCTCCTATTTTGCGCTGCGCGGCTTGATGCCGTTCAGCAATTCTTTGGTTTCCTCGTTCGCCATCTCAATAAAAATGTCGCTAAGCTCGGCAAGGGCTTTCCACAGTCGTTCGGGTATATCGCTGTCATCGCCTTCGCTGTCGCGTTCCATCGCGGACGCGGCTTGCATCCAGGTCAGGCTTTCCAGCATCGAGGCAAGCTGGGAAACGCCGTACATTCCTTTGCGCGCCTCGCTGGACAAGGCCGCAATCATTTCCTCGGCTGGCGTCCTAGGCGAAGGCGCGGCTTCCGGCTCCGGCTTCACTTTGAAAGCGCGGTCCTCGGTGGTGCCGTCGGCCTTCACGGCTGTATAAGTCGCAGACGGATTGCAAGGCGAATCCACCAGGGAGAATTCACTGGGTTGGATAACGACGCGGGTGAGTTTGGGATTTTTGGCGTCCGTCGCTTTTGAGACGTATTTGCCGCCGACGCTGAATCCGGTGTAAACGCCTTCTTCAACTTTTTGCCATTCCGCGTCATCGACAACTTTGACTCCCAGAAGGCAGGACCGCGCGACATCATCCCATTCGAGCGACTTGACCACGCCAGCCGCCGCCGTCATTTTGTGTTGGCCGCGAATGTTGCCCAGGCTCTTGCCGCCGCTTCGTTTCTCGCAATCGGCTGACCATCGCTGGACCAGCGGCTTGTTTTTGGCGTAGTCCCATATTTCCCCGGCCAGGTCCGGCGTCTCGTCTGCGGCCAGGCCGTAGACCATCCGCTGTTCGACGTCCACTTTGTAGATCGGGATGAACATCGGCGAGGCCAAAAGAAAAAGGGGCGCGTCATCGGAAACACCGACAACACGCCCCTTGATGGGAGCAACTTGCTATTTAGTTTTCGAGCGGGTTACACCCAGGACGGCATTCCCCCCGGACTCGCGTTTACCGCTCTGGGAATGATTCTTTGAGCAAATAAGTTTTATTGTCAATGGTTATTTTTGTTTCTTGTTCCACGCGGGACAATTCGCCGTCAATCCATGCCCCCTCAAGTCCCCTCGGCCCGAATCGTATTTCAAGCCGTTTCACCTTGCGCTGTGTACGCAGCCGCTCGATCAGCTTCAACGTGGTGAATACTTGGGGATGGACTTTCATAGGCGGACGAAGGATGCGGCTAGGCCGTAGGACTCGAAAGCCGAAGGGCGCAATCGAAGCATCGACAAATTAGGCGTCGGGTCGATCTTGCGCCAGAGGTTGCATCGGTAGCTTTCCAGCGCGGAACAAAGTTGGTCCTGCGGATGGTCGCAGAAAATCGCCTGGACTTCCTCGGGCGACATATCGAGCCTGTCCCAAGCGCGCTGTAACAAATTGGCCATCTCTCGGACGCTTCGGAGCTCGTCGCTCACAGTCCCCCCGCTTCAATGTCGGCGATCTGCGCAATGCGCAATGCCGGGGCCGCTTCCTCGGCGCGCTCGGCAAAGTTGACTTCCTGCAATGCCTCGGCCAACGCCTCAATGGTTATTAGTCCATCAACGAAATCTTTCGCCGCCCTCGCAATCCGCATCAGCTTGTCATTGTCGATAGCCGCTTGGTCGATCCCGGCCTGAAGCTGAATATTGCGTTGCTGCGTCGCCTGCGACTCACGCATGACGATGGTGATGGCTTTCTTGTCGACGAGGATCATCGCCGCACTTGAACCTTGCGGCATTGCCGCGCTAAATGGAACTGTCTGTCCGCCCATTACTTCCTCCGGCTAGAAGAATTTATTTTGAAGCTGATTCATGGTAGACCACTCGCCCGAATCCGTAGATGCGCCACCCCTGGTCAATTTTGTGGCAGTCCATTTCCCAAGCTCCGCCGTGGTAGGCTTCGACCTGGCAAAGCGTCGCGTGCATCTTGTCGGGGTCCACGATCCAGAGGGGAAACTTAAGTCGGATTTTCGAGATCATGGTTTGCCCCTCCGCGTCGCAATCAAAGCTCCCGTCTCGAAAAAATCCCATGTCCAAGCGCCGCCGTGCCGAAGCATAAACGAAAAGGAAAACTCATACGCTTCATGCCAGGTGAATAGCCGCTTGAAGCGTATCCGCGAGATCATGCCGCTTCCTCCAAAGCTGAATCGTCCAGGACGGCGACCTCGACGCAAAAACAACCAGGATGGAATGGGTAGCCTTCATCGCCAGACGGATAGGGCTCGTCCATCGGTATCACGCCAGCGGCGGCGTTGTCGTCGCAAACGTCCTCGATTTCATGGTCCGCCGACAGAATCGAGTAGCGGCCTTTGATCCGTCCGCTCGTCGCCCAGCCAATCTGATTCCCGGCGCTGTGCGCGAATCCTAGTTCCGTCTGCGCTATCAGGTCCGCGCGGTCCTTGCCGATGACGTCGCCAGTAATTCGCTTCGCCAGTTTATCCTTCGACCAACCTTCTTTCAACGCCTGATTAATTTTTCCCCGCAGCATGTCGCGGGTCGAATCCTCGATGACCCATTTCGAATCTGGATTGTTGACCAGCTCCCCGTCGATCCATTTCTTGCCCACCATCGAGGCCGCTTTATTTTCGGCCCACGCGATAGCTTTTTTGTCCGACTGCTTGAGCAGGTCCGCCAGGTTGCCGCGAACCTTCGCGACAGCTGATACCTGATGCAGGGCTTGCGCGGCGGACGCGGTAGCCATTTCAACGTACAGCGGCCCTAGCTCGTTGGGCAACTCATTCAAGAACGCCAGATCGAGGCCGTCCGCTATATTTTCGTCGTTGTCCACCTTGACCACTTCGGCCTTGCCCACCTTGGCCCATATTGCGCTGATCAAACTGTCCGCGTTCGCGTCGAAAACTTTTAGTAGTTTAGTTTTGAACTTTTTTTTTGACTCGCGGCGTTGGGCATCGGCAAACGCGCTAAGTGCCCCTTGGGAAGCGCGGCCTTGGACGCCTTGCCCAAGTCAGGGCCTTCGTTGCTGTGGGCAGGCGTAGGCTCGGCTGTGGGCTCCGGCTCGGCCCCTGCGGCTGGTCCGGCTTGCGGCGGGACGCCCCCGTTGGCAAGCCATGCCTCGACGCTGATGGGGCCAGCGGGCGTTTTAAAAACATAGCCTACGCCGATGGCGTCTTTGCCTTTGGCCTCAAGGAAATCGTCAACGCTCAAACAGCCGTGATCGATTTCGTCCATCGCAATTTTGGACGCTGTGCCGGGGTCGATCTCATCGTCCGTGTTGAATTTGAATTGGAGATCAGGGCGGCGGTAACACTTGGCTAGGATGTAAGTCCAAAGCTCCTCGATGTAGGCCATGAGCGGCTCAAGGCCCTCGGTGGCGGCGGCGGCGGACGCGGTGAATGCTGTGGCGCGATTCATCTCCTTCACGAAGCCCGACGGGCTGATGCCGAAGCAAAAACAGATCAGGCGCGCCATCCATTCGTCGAACTCATTTTTAAGCGGGTCTGCCGTGTACGGGTGAAGCTGGGTTCCGTGTGGGACCACGGACATGCGCGAACGCTTTTTCAAGTCGCCGGAATATTTGCTGTCAAAATAATCCTGATACTCAAAAATCTGCTCCGGCGTCCAGCCCTCTTGCGCCTCCATCAGCGCGGCTGGCATATTGCCCTCGGTGAAAGCGTAGAGCTGTTGCATCTCCCGGCGCAACGCAATGTTGATCAAAATATAAAGTTGCTCCACCTTGGAGAATCCGAACATGCGCGAGAAACGAAGATTCCAGGGACGATAAATTAAATCGTCTTTGCTGAAATCACAGAAGGGGACGCCCTTGATGACTTGCTGGTAGGCTGTGTTAGGCGGCTCCGGTGTGCGACCGCGTTCGTCGATTTTAAGTTGAATCGTTTCCCCGGCGATTCCATAGAATCCGTAGACGGCCGTCTCGGGCTTGGCCGGATCAAATGTCCCCTCGGGCCGATAGACCGGCTCAAGTCCAAGCGCGTCCTTGACTAGGACTTCCTCAAGCATGGCGCGCTGGAACGTTGAAAAATTGTGCTCGTTGTCGGGGTACTGAAGTTGACCTTGGATATACTGTGCACCTTCGTCCTCGTTCACGTCCTTGTCTGATTTATCGTCGCGGTACTGGATGGACCATTTCAGCTTTGCCATTTGATCCTTGCGCCGCTCAATGACCATGCGCGTCAGATCGGAGCTGTCCGCCAGGGCCATCAACTCCTCGAATTTAATCGCCATGCCGCTGCGCGGGGCAATGTCGATATTGAAGGTGATGGGATAATCCATTTGCCGGGGTGGGGTGCCCCCCGGGGCGATGGGATTATTTGGCGCGCCAGGCGTCCACAGTCCGCCGGTGATGAAGCCGTTGACCGCGCCGGTTAATCGCTGAAATAAATTCGGCGGAGCGACTACGCTTTTGTTCTGCTCCTGCGGCTGGAAGTTTTGCCGCTTGACCGCTTCGGTCAAGTCGCGTTGCGTCGGCTGGAATTTGTAGTTATCTGGCATGGGTGCCTTCCTTTGCGGTTTTCGCGGCGGAGTCTTTTAAAGCGTCCTGTTGCTTGATCCAGCGTACATAGTCCAGTGCGGCGTCACGGCCGCCCATAAGTTCCGTCATTGCCCAGACGTGCGCGTCCATGCGGTTTGGACTTGGCGCTTTTGGATCGTCGGGGTCGAAGCCGACAAGCTCATCCTCAAGCTCGGGCTTTGCGCCGACGTGGAATACTAACCCTTTTTCGTACAGGGCCGCAATAGGTTCCGCGCGGATGGCTTTCCCTCTGGACGCGGTGACGAGTTTCACATTGGCGTAGGCGTCCACATTTCGAATGGTTGATTCAACCATGTCGCCGCCGAAATTTTTCTCCGCCGCGATAATATCCGCCCTGGGTTCATCGTGGTAAGTGTCCACCGTTCGCTTGCCCCAGCCAGCCGGTGTCAGGCTACAGCTCGCGTCCGTGAAACAATAAAATTTAGCGTCAGAGCCTTTGCCGTCTTTGACGATGCCCTGCATATCGTGATTCTTGCCAGCGCCGCCGCTGGGGTCACAGCCCACGGCCATGCGGATAATTTTAGGCACGTCCTTGGGGTCGATCCACTTGTACCATTCGCGCTTGAATAGCTTCCCGGCTTTGCGTACTTTCCAATTTCCATCACGCAAGCGCGCCTGCTCGTGCGCCGATTGCAAATCGAGATTGGCGATGTAATCAGGATCGGCGGCAATGCCGATAGGGTTGTCTTCAAACTTCGACGGGATGAAAGTCACCGTCTTAAACCGGCGCGGCTTCCCCTGTGAATCCGTCCGGCTGATATTGTACTTGGTGAATAATTCTTCGGCGTCCGCGCCGGTCACGAATTTATCCTGGTACGTCGCCAGATAGCGGATAACGCCGCTGCGTTCCTTGAGCGCAAATCCATCATCGCCGATGTACCAGCCGATTATTTCCAGGATCCAACTCGTCGGGTCAGGATTGCAAGTCGCGCGGCAATACGGTTTGACGCCGCACGTTGAACGGTTGCGCGTCAGCAGGTAGCGGAACTGTTCGCGGGTGAAATGCTGAAGCTCGTCAAAACCCAGCATTGGAATCTGTGGACCGTCCCAAGTTTTAATGTCCGATTCATATTCAAGATGGGCGAACGTCACATCGCTGACGGGGAACTGCCACTTGTGCCGTGTCTGAATCGGAACGGCTTGCGGTATCTGTCCGTAAATTTGCGCTGCCGTGTCCCAGAGTCCACCCTTGTTAAATACCTGCTTCATGGTCCGACGAAATATCACAGCACCGAAATTTTTCACATTGACGTAGTGGAGCGGCTCAAGCAAAAGCGCAAAAGATTTTCCGCCGTATGCCGCGCCGCCAAAGATTGCGACGTCCGCCGCAGTCGTTAAAAAATCAGTTTGTGGACCGGCCTGGGGGGCGAGGTCCATCAGTCATTCTCGGATGGTTCACCTGTGGCGGCGACTTGGATCATGCGGCCATTGTCCGGCAGGGTGATATTCACCGGGATCACCGTCAGATTGTTCTGCGTATTATTTTGCGTTACTTCGATCAGCGCGCCGCGTTCGCCGATGCCTGCCCTCTTTAGGATTTCAATAGCGGCTCTTATTTGCACTTCCTCGTCAGATGACTTCAGAAGCTCGCTCAATTTATCTGCGGCCAAGGGGGTAAGACGTGCAATCTTTTTTTTAGCTCGTGCAATGTGGCCTTCAGATTCTTCTTTTTCAAGCTCCGCAATTTTTCTGGAAGTGCGGGTGTAGTTTAGATTTTTATGCTCACAAAAAACTTTTAGCGTCCCGCCGAAATTCTCAAATTCGTCGCGCGTCTCCTTGACGAAGGCCGGAGTGTAGGACTCGTTCACGACGCGGCCTCACGCCACTTTCGCCGGTTGGTAGTACGGCTTACCAGTCTCGACGTCGGCGCGGTAGCAATGGTACACCGGCTTGATATTCCCGGCCAGGTATTGCGTCGGATGGTCGGCCAGCTTCAGCGCGTCCACGCTGGCAATATGCACATCCTGGTAGTGATACCGATTGACGCCGCCCTTGGGCGCGTTGAACAGAACTTGGAGTTCGCAGCGGCCCAGGATGCCGACGGGAATTGTGCGGATGGACCGGATATTGTGCTGTCCATCGGTCAAGAGTTCAAAGCCTTCGTGGAGGCTGTCGGCTTTGAAAGTGATCTCGTTGGTAAGCGTCATGGTCTGCTCCGGCTGATGTGATTCTTGGACGCTATCACGTTTGCGGATTTGTTGTCAAGTCCTCTCTGCGAAGTAAAAGTATTCGCGCGCGCAGGGGAGGGGATAGCGGACTAGGTTGATCAGCTATTCCAGTTCCATCCGTTGTCATAGTTCTGTTTGGCGAAGGCGCGTTCAAGGTTCGCCAGCGCAGCGGCGGAGTCTCCACCAGGTGTCCGCCTTTTTTCGTGCCACTCGAAATCTTGCAGAACGCGGGTACGTTGCGCGAGCCCGGGAATGACGCGCTGTTCGGCGAAGTCGCGCACTTGCCAATAGGCCGCGTCAAAATTGTCGGGCCGATTTCCACCCACCCAAAATGTCGGGCAATAGATCGCGTAATCGCGGCAAGCGATTCCGGCCGGGTAAGCGTTCGCGTCGAAGTCGAGCCACCTTTGCAGGTCATCGTATCCCCCGGCGCAAACAAGCCAAGCGCCTAGTCCGCGCTTTTGAGCCGTAAATAATTCCCCCCGCGTGAAAGTCTGATAGTCCACTTTGTAGCTGTGCTTCGCGGCGGCAATGTGCGCGGCCAATGTTGGCCCGGCGGTGCCGCTGATGAAATCTTGCAGAATATTATTTTCTTCGATTTTCATTTTGCCTCCTGTTCGCGTTCCCATTCCAGGGTATTCAAAACTCTGGAAGCGCGTTGTGTGCTCGTTTCGTCCGGCGGCGCGATATCGCAGGCCCGTAGGATTCTAGGATTTAAAAACGTCGGCTCTTTTCTAAGGTTCGCTCCCTTGGCCGCAACGAAGCATCCGCGAAAGCGTTCCAGCACGCGGACGTCGATGACCTTCGACGCTTCTTTGATTCCGGCACTCCCCGACAAATCCAAGTTGGCCGTCAGGATCGTCGGGTGTCCCGCGTTGATACGCAAGTTCACCAGGTCGGCCAGTGCGCTGCGCTCAATATCGTTTTCTGTTTTGCCTACTTCGTCGATGCACAGCAAGGTCGGCGAAATCAAAGCATCAAAGATTTTCTCTTGAGTGACTTCGGCATCCTTGCGCCATGAGCTGCGCAAGCGAATCATAAAGCCCGCGAAATCCTCAAAGCGAATGCCCCATCCTTCGATCCGCCAAAATTCGAGGACGGCGCAAGCCGTGGAAGTCTTGCAGGTGCCGGGAGGTCCGTAAAGAAAAACTCCATTTCGCCAGTGGCCCGCTGGTGGAATTAATTTCAAAACTTCGTCGCGCGTTTCGATGGCTTGGGCCGGGACCGCTTTTGAGTTCCACCAGGCAGGGAGCATTTTAGAAGTCCACGAGAGGCGGTGAGTGATACGTACTTTTTTTCCCTGACTCTTTTTTTCTAGGTGGTGCAGCGTATTTGCTTGGGTTGCTCACGAGCGCGCCGAGGTCAGCGGAGAAAAATTCATCGCGAACCATGTTGGCCCAATACCCGGCAAGGGTCACAGGTCCAAAAATTTCCAAGGCATCGAAAAGTTTTTTTGGGAACCATTTCAGAGCTGGCCAGGCCAGGGGTCCAGGATGCTTTGTGTCCCAGGTCTGTTTTGCGAGATCCCAGAAAGCATCTTGAGCCGGATGCTTGGCGGGGAGCTTAGACGCCGAAGGCGGCTTAGTCTTTTGATCTTTCTCTTGTTCTGTATTGTCCTCTAATCTAATCTTATCTAGTCGCGTTACTTTTGCGTGCGGGACGCGTTTAGCACGCGTGCGGGACGCGTCCTTTTTGAGTGCCCTTAAGCG